CACATGAAACATTCTAACAATACTTTTATCTTGGCAAAGGCCCTCGATCCTTTAGCCATAAAACTTTATGAAGGAAGAGATATACTAAAACTTGTGAACCGTGAGCCATGTACCCCGGTCGCTGAGTCATGGACCAAGGTTCAAGAACACCTTGTCAATGTGACATAACGTCGCACCTCGGCACGCGCTTGTGGGCGGGCCCCACCCAATATATCTCTCTCAGCCTGAGCCTTGTCGCATGTTGCTTGTCGCCTGTTCCTTTTTCCTATTATCCATTATCCAGGCATAAAAAAACCCGGGCGATTTCTCGCCCGGGTTGGAGGTTGGAACTATAAAACTCTTTTGTGAAGTTTGAAAATGTCCACGTTCTTCTCCAGTTTTTCTTCCAGCCAGTTTTCTCCGGCCTTGATCCACCTTCGAATAAACTTGTATCTTGGATCGTAGGCCACGTTGCATTTGTAGCCCCTCATTCCATGAACCATACCTTTGACTGAGGCCAAAGAATATCTCTCTGTCCATGGTCCAAGTTCTAACATTTGAAGAAACATGATCCGGAAAATAACCTCGTCCTGGTTCTCCTTTGTAACTGTTCCCATGTCGATAGCCATCATGGTCCAGCAAAAATTCGCAGCTGTGTCGTGCTGCTCCTTGGTCCATCCTTCTGTGTCCAAGGCTGTGTAGTCGTATTGTAATGCCATATTCACCTCCGTTGTTGTTAAATTGACATCCTACAATTTCCCATACCAATACGGCAGAATTAAGGCGAGGTAAAAAATATTTTAAGTTATCCACAGGCTTGTGCCTGTGTCCTTGTGCCACGGCCCATGCGACAATTTGCCTGTCAATATGACACATTGTCCCTGCGACAATTTGCCGCAGCCCTGTGTGTGCCTGAGGGCGGGCCCCCCACCCGAAGGAAAAAAAACAATGCTTGTTACTTGTCATCGCTTGTTGCTTGTTACTTTCCAATTTTGATCTAGATCTTCTTTAGATTTAAATAAGTGGCTTGTGGTTGGGTCCTTTAATAAATATTCTTTGACCTTGTCGCTTGTATCTAGCTCCGGTATATTTTCAAATGTAAAACTACATCCGATATTATTTTCTAATGTTATGATCATTTTTACCTCTCTGTTAGTGTTTTAAGTAAGTTATATTTTTAATTTTACGTGACCAACATTTACGGCAATCTAAACATTTACCGCCCTGAGTTGGCGCTGGACATGTTGCCTTCTTAGGGTTGGTTGTGACTGTACTTGACCACGGCCAAAACTTACCCGCGGGCCCGTCAACGTTGGTTCCGCTTAATCTTATAATTAAATTTTTTGGAACTCTGTTAACTGGAATATGTTTTAAGAATTGCGCCTCCTTGGTGGGCATCCAGTGCTTAACACCAGGTGTTAATTTACAAACTTTAAAAATTTTTAATAAATGTTTAATGCTTTTAATATCTCCCGCATCGTGCCATCTAAACTCTTTAGTTTTAAAAAGTCGAATTTGTGAGGCCATCATATAAACCCACTTAGGACGGTCAACGGCCTTGAACCGTTTATATTGCGCAGCCTTGACTGTTTTATACATCGCATAAAAGCCCTTCTTAGCATAGCAATCATAACAGACCGTTCCTTTAATTTTTGATAATTTGCCGCCCGTTTGGCATTCCCACGCGGGCAAGCCGTAAGAATAACCAGGCATCTTAGACGGCTTAGAAAATGAGCCAGTATATTCTTTTAATTGTTTTTTATTCATAGCGCTTTGATAGCATGGCCCTTGATCCGTGAACATTGCGCAAAGTGACGCAGCTGAAAACCTATATATTGTGTCAATATGACAAATCGACGCAGAAAAGAGAAGAGCTTGTGGGCGGGCCCCACCCAAAAAAAGCGGCTCAAAAAAATGGCGGATGAGCCTTTAATCTCTCTCCGCCATTCTCGATAAGATTACAATGCTTACCGCATTAACAACATAATATTTAAGTCCAGAAGTTATGGACTCGCTTATCGGCTAGAGTTCTATGGTCTAGCTTTCCCCCGCGTTAGCGGATAAAGGATAAGCACAGTATTTTAGCTGTCACTCTCGCGACAACAGGATTGCTGTATCACCTAATCAAAAACCAGAGTACCACCATGACAGGCATCTCGTACTTTTTACCCTACTGGACTGGTTCCTGATCCCAGATCCCTTGCGTGCCGTGCACTTAACATCTGAGATTTTTCATATTGATCAATATTACTTTATCTCAGCATAATCTTATCTGCTCCACAAGGGATCAGGGATCAGGCGCAGAGCAAATTAATAACCGGTGTTTCTCTGCGCTAACCCTGAGTAGTTGACAAGTTTAACGACCGGAAACTACTCGAACGAGGTCATATGGTATCTAGAGGTAGTTTAACTTAACTTAGTACTCATAAACTCAATTTAACATAATCAATAATTAGATCAATGCGCAGATTGTCGCACCATGGTAAGTGCATGTGGGCGGGCCCCACCCAAAAAAATAAAAAATAACCAGGGCCCTTGCGGGCCCTGGCTTAAGATTTAGACTTCAGCTCTTGGAAGAGTTTGGAAGTCTTCACAATCCATATCTAAGATGCCTCTAGCACCACCTTCATTAAACAAGATTTGACATCTTTGTTCAAAGTCGTTGTGTAGTATATTAAGAACAACTGGAAAAACTTTTGTCTTATCCAAGCTATTCATAATCATGTCAGATATGGATCTATTTTTTTTCAACCTTTTAGCTTTATTGTTAAGCTTCTTTAAAAGGTAAAAGTCCATATATTTATATGATTTACTCATAATACCCTTATACCATGTTTCACGTGAAACATAAATATGACATAACGTCGCACCTAGAGTAGAGCATGTGGGCGGGCCCCACCCATTTAAAAAAAATAAAACTGCGACAATTTGTCAAATAGTATTTTGAATTAATTAATTTATTGTGAGCTTATAACTTAACAACACGGAGGAAAAAGTTATGACAAAAACAATGACAAAATATCAATTAGATCATTTTGAAAGAAAAGTAAGAAGACAATTTGATCCATTGATTGAAGACCAAGAACTGTTGGTAAAACAGTTTAAAGCAAAAGCGACTGATGTTGCTGTTGCCAAGTTATCTAAAAAAATTGGTGCTGATAAAATCATCAATAAATTTAGACAAGCTGAAAAAATGTTAGAAGATGCTAGGGCAACGGCCTTAACATTCTTTGAACAGAAAAAACCAAAAGATGAAGACCTTAACTATTCTTTTAGAAATAAAGGCAATAGTTATAGAGATGAGAAGTTGTCTTTATCTGATTGTGAACAACAATTAAGAGACTGGGCTTCAAATCAAGCTGAAAAAGAAATAGAACGAAGACCAGAAGGCGCAAGGTTAAGACAGTTAAGAGAGCTAAAAGAAAAAGCGATTGATACTGTTATGGAAAGTGGAACACCAGACAGCTTGGCTATTGCTTTGGATAAAGTAAGTCAAAAAATAGGGTTAAGGTGGGACACTGATTTAGTGGCTTTACCTAATGTAAAAAAAGAAAACTAAACACTTGACAGGTTATGGGATATTATGTTAATAATGTCCCATAACAGAAAGGAATAAAATGGCATATATAGTAATAAAACATACAAACTACGAGAACATCACACCTAGTGTGAGCATTGAGGATAATGAAGTTTATGATCTTGAGACAGCACAAGCTGTTAAAAAAGTTTGTGAACTAAAAAACACAAACAAAGATACTACGTTCCACTTATTAAATGTAGCTTATTCTTCATTGAGTGAACCGAAAGTAATTAAAAAAGATGAGAACTTTAATTACAATCAATTAGAACTACCATTCCCCGAGGTTGCTCAATAATGGGTGTTGCTGTTGATTTAAAGAAAAAAGAGTTTATTGGTCAGGGCTTCTCTAAAAAGGAAGCCCGAACCAAGGCACATGAGTGGTGCGAACAAACGAACACTTGTCGTGGGTGTAGTCAAGTCGTGCGATTAGATTGGTGGTCATGGAAGCAAGGCTACTGTAAGGATTGCATAGACTAGTCAATATGTCATAACGTCGCACTACTAGATGTAGTGGTGCGACAAAGTGTCGCAGGTTATGGGGAGTGCATGTGGGCGGGTCCCACCCATAGAGGTACCAGACCAAAGTCAAAAGTCGAACTTTTTAAGAGGGGGGAGGGGTAGATTTCTAAAATATGGTACCTAATATATATCCTATAGTGTTTGATTTACAGATAGATTCCTGCTAAATACTTTTTGGTACCATAATTAAATATTATGCTTAGTTTAGATAAAATAAATGCAATTACAGATCCGAAAGTTAGAAGACAATTAAAATTAGATATTTTAACTAGAGTAAAAAAATCTACTCAAGAAAAATATAGAACTGATTTTTTATCTTTTGTAAAATACACTTGGCCAGAATTTATTGAAGGGTACCATCATAAAAAAATTTCAGATGCATTTAATAGAATTAGAACAGGTGAATGTAAAAGATTAATTATTAACATGCCACCTAGGCATACTAAATCTGAATTTGCATCTTATTTTTTACCTGCATGGATGATTGGCAACAGACCAAATTTAAAAATTATTCAAGCAACTCACACAGCAGAACTTGCAATTCGTTTTGGTAGAAAAGCTAAAACATTAATTGACTCACAAGAATATCAAGACTTATTTAAAACAAGACTCAGAGAAGATTCAAAAGCTGCAGGACGTTGGGAAACAAATGGTGGTGGAGAATATTTTGCAGTCGGTGTCCAAGGTGCGGTGACCGGGAGGGGTGCTGACTTACTCATCATTGACGATCCACATTCTGAGCAAGATGTTAATTCACCTACAGCATTTGATAATGCATATGAATGGTATACATCAGGACCAAGACAACGTTTACAACCAGGTGGAGCTATTGTGGTTGTAATGACAAGATGGTCAACAAAAGATTTAACAGCACAACTTGTAAATTCTGGAGCAAAAGAAGAGAAAGCAGATCAATGGGAAGTGATTGAGTTTCCTGCAATCTTACCAAACAATAAACCTGTATGGCCAGAATATTGGAAGTTAGAAGAATTAGAAAAAGTAAAAGCATCAGCTGGTATTGCAAAATGGAATGCACAGTATATGCAAAACCCAACAGCTGAAGAAGGTGCATTATTAAAACGTGAGTGGTGGCAAAATTGGGATAAAGATCATATGCCTCCATTACTTCATGTCATTCAAAGTTATGATACTGCATTTTTAAAAAAAGAAACTGCCGACTATTCTGCCATTACTACTTGGGGAATCTTTGCAGAAAATGAAGGAGATCCACAACATATAATTTTATTAGATGCAATAAAACAACGTTTAGAATTTCCTGATCTAAGAAGACTTGCAAAAGAACAATATGATTATTGGCAACCTGAAACAGTTTTAGTTGAAGCAAAAGCTTCTGGTCTTCCATTGACTTATGAACTCAGACAGATGGGGATACCCGTCGTTAATTATACTCCCTCTAAAGGTAACGACAAACACAGCCGTGTAAATTCTGTAGCCCCTCTGTTTGAGTCCGGAATGGTTTGGGCTCCTAAAGACAGAGAGTTTGCTCAAGAAGTAATTGAAGAGTGTGCATCTTTTCCATATGGAGATCATGATGACTTAGTGGATAGCACTACACAAGCATTAATGCGATTTAGACAAGGGGGCTTGATTATTCATCCAGAAGACTATAAAGATGAGGAACTTCCAAGAAAAAATAAAACTTATTATTGGTAAATGACATTTGTATTTAAACACCCAAGTAAGTATAAAAAACTTACAACAACTGTACCACCAAAATCTGGGCCATTATCACAGGGCTTGAATATTGAGTATAATACTGTTAAAGATGTAAAACTGGAGAAAATTAATGGCAGAAATCGACAAAGCACTTCCAAACGAAGTTAGAAAAGAAATTGAAATAGAAGGTCCTGAAACATCGGCCGAAGAGAATATTGAATTACAAGAAGATTTACCTGATGTAGGTGAAACTGAAATTACACCTATGGAAGATGGAGGTGTAGAAATTAATTTTGAACCAGGAGCCTTCAACCAGGCTCAATCAGAAAATCACTACGACAATTTGGCAGAGTTACTTCCAGAGGAAATATTGATGCCTCTTGGTTCAGAATTATTTTCTAATTATTCAGATTACAAATCTTCAAGACAAGATTGGGAACAAGCTTACATAAAAGGTTTAGATCTTTTAGGATTTAAATACGAACAAAAATCAGAACCTTTCCAAGGTGCAAGTGGTGCAACACACCCAGTATTAGCAGAAGCGGTTACTCAATTTCAATCACTGGCTTATAAAGAATTGCTCCCGGCTCAAGGACCAGTGAGAACTCAAACTGTTGGAGCTCCATCACCTGAAAAATCTTCTCAAGCAGAACGAGTAAAAGAATTTATGAATTATCAGTTAATGGATCAAATGCCAGAATATGAAACTGAGTTTGATCAAATGTTATTTTATTTACCATTATCTGGTTCTGCGTTTAAAAAAGTTTACTACGATGAATTACTAGGACGAGCTGTATCAAAGTTCGTTCCTGCTGATGATTTAATTGTTCCGTATGCAGCTACCTCATTAGATGATGCGGAATCAATTATTCATCGAATTAAAACTTCTGGAAATGATTTAAGAAAACAACAAGTCGCAGGTTTTTATAGAGATATAGATTTAACTGCTGGCTATAATAACGAAACAGATTTAGATAAAAAAGAACATGAATTAGAAGGAATGAAACAATCGGGAAAACAAGAAGATGTCTTTACCTTACTTGAATGTCATGTTAACTTAGACATCGAGGGTTTTGAAGATCGAGGGCCCGATGGGGAAATAACTGGTATCAAATTACCATACATTGTAACGATTGAAGAAAACTCTCGACAGATTTTATCAATCAGAAGAAATTATGAAATCGGTGACGCTTTAAGAAAAAAGATTTCATACTTTGTTCATTTTAAATTTTTACCTGGTTTAGGATTTTATGGATTTGGTTTAATCCATATGATCGGTGGATTATCAAGAACAGCAACATCAGCTTTAAGAAGTTTATTAGATGCAGGAACTTTATCAAACTTACCTGCTGGATTTAAACAAAGAGGAATCAGAATTAGAGATGATGCACAATCTATACAACCTGGTGAATTCAGAGATGTAGATGCTCCTGGCGGAAATATAAGAGATGCATTTATGACACTTCCGTTTAAAGAGCCAAGTGCAA